TGGCCCTGTATCTTTTCACAGCCTTGAGATGGGCAAGAGCGAACTCTACAATCGCATTATCAGCATGGAAGCTGAGGTTTACATTGGCAACATTGAGAAGGGAAACCTACAAGAGTGGGAGTGGGACAGGATTGCCAAAGTCAGGCAAGAGATTCAATCCCACCAGCTTGCTATCCATGACAAGTCAGGCCAGAACCTATTACAGATTCGTGCGCTCGCGAACAGCGTCAAGGGCAACAACCGACTCGAAGCGATTGTGGTTGACTACCTAGGTTTGATTCAAGACACCGAGCGAGGTCGCAAGCGTTACGAGATGATCACCGACATCTCAATCGGACTCAAGAACCTAGCTAGGGATTTGAATGTGCCGGTAATCGCTTTGGCTCAGCTCAATCGAGGACCAGAGCAGCGCAAAGACTCAGAGCCTGACATGGCTGACCTAAGAGATTCAGGTGGTATCGAGCAGGATGCTGACTCGGTTATTTTGTTACATCGAGTCCAAACTGAGGATGACCAGTTCGAGTGGCAAAAGAGCCAGATGATAATGAAGGTAGCTAAGAACCGACATGGTGGACTTGGAGAAGTCGCACTCAAGTTCGAGGGTCACCTTTCCAGAGTGATTGGCTAAGCTTATGGGGTGGATGACAATGTGGCACTCTGTTGCCGATGTGGAGCGACCTGGAAGGTCAACACGCACAAGCGCAAGCGCAAAGACCTCAAGTGCCAATCCTGTCGGATGCACCGAGCCTTGGTCATCAAGTATGGATCCGAGAAGTGCATCCCTTGGCAGGGCGATTTTGACAAGGCTACTCTCACCATCCCAATCTTTGACGGCAAGCCAGTCCTACCTGGCACTAGAACTTGTGGGCATCTCGACTGCACCAATCCCAACCATGTCGCTGGTGACCACTAGAGTAAAACAACAAATCGAAAGGAAATAAAGAGATGGCAATAATCAAGGTAAAGGGCGCGATCACCAGAGTCTTCTACGAAGGCAAGGGCATCGAGGTAACCGAGTCCTATGAAACGAAAACAGGCGACACCATCAACAAGCGTTACACAGTCTGGCTAAAGCAGCCGACCACGCTTGAGGCTGGCGACACAGTTCAAGTTGAGGGCTTATACAGCTCAGAGATTGACAACTGGACCAACAAGGAAGGCGAGGCAAAGCAGTCCATCAAGGTAAGCATCAACAACCCCTTGGTAGTCCCAGCAGAGCCTCTAAACATCATCAAGGGAATCTTCGAGCCGACACACGAGCCAAGTCCCTTTTGAAAAATCTCCGATGGCTAGTCCCTGCCCTCACCGCCGGCATACTACTGAACCTATCGCTTCAAGATAAAAGCGTTCTTGATGGTGTGGGACTGGCCTTCGGTTTAGTTTATGTCTGGGCTGCCATACTAGGAGCATGGGAGCTTTATGGCAGAGGTAAGCCTTAGCGTTACAGGCGACCCAGTCAGCCAAGGATCACACGCCATAATGCATGGCAGGATTGTCCAGGTCAACAGCTCCAAACACAAGGCATGGCGTAAGGCCATAGTCCAGGAAGCAATAGCTACCCTGCCGAATGACTGGCAACCCATAGACGAGCCATGTGAGCTAATCGTCAACTTCTATCTACCCAAGCCCAAGACAGTAGATCGCCAGCTACCCAGCGTGTCACCTGACCTAGACAAGCTCATTAGGGCAGTAGGGGACAGCCTGACCGATTCAGGCGTGGTCATTGATGACAGCCGCATTGTCCGCATCTCAGCTCGGAAGCTCTACGCCGAGGGAATCGCGCCAGGAGCCACAATTCAGGTCAAAACCCTCAACTAGCCCTTTAGCGCGACACGCCGATAATTAGGGAAAATTGCCAAAATTGCCAGAAAAAGGCAAAAACTGTGCTATCTTGAATACATAGCCCAAGGGGGGCTAGAAAAGGAGCATCAAAATGAACACCAACTACGCAGAAACACTAGCTACAAACCTAAAGTCATTCCTCAACAAAGACACCATGAAGGTTGTCTGCTCTTGCGTAAATTGCAAGGCAATGTTGCCAATCAAAATTGATGACCTAGCTGAGCTACTTCAAGCAGATGGCGTTGAGTATGACAACTACAAGGCATACGCCAAGTGGTGCCACAAATACATTCAGGCAAACGCATGAAAACTATAATCCTTTACCTAATCTCACTAACTGGCATCTTGATTGCGAGCTGGCAGATACAAGAGATACATCTCGGCTGGGGTTACACACTTGGAGTCGCAGGTTTGATCCTTGCCTTCTTTGTAGCAGTCAACGCACTAACAAAGGACACTCGCAAATGAATGAACAAGAACTAGCTGAGCGCATTATTGCCGAGGCTCAGAAGTGGACTGAAATACAGTTCACGCTTCAAGAGGGTGTGCCAGGTATGACGGCACAGACACGCAACGAAGCCAAGGCTCGCATCGAGCTAATCGAACACATCAAGCAAACCTACAAAGAAATGAGAGCAAATGCCTAACTACAATCCAGAGCCACTTGAGTTCGCAGTCAAAGACTTCCAGCCTCACCAATACAACTTTGGTGTCGCCAAGTCAGACGGAATCTACATGGGCAGGATGCTTATGAAGAACGAGGTGCTAAGTCTTATCAAGGCAGCGTACCCAGTCCCAACCAAAGCAATCGCTAAGGTTATCGAGATCGTGGACAACATTGAAATCTATGTTGACCCTCAATACAACATCTCATCGAGGTAGCCATGACACTATCACCCTACGCAGAAGGCTTTTACGCCGGCATCCGTTATCAGCGAGACAACATCCTTGACTATGTATCTATTCACTTGGATCAGGGATACATCCCAACAGCCGAGGACATCGTTGAGGAAATAAACGGCCAATACAAAAGAGACATGAACAACCAGGTCAACGCCATGGTGGATGGCAGCCTTGACAAGCTAATCAAGAATCTTGACGAGCTTGCCTACACAGTTACCAAGATTGAGCACCAAGCAAAAGAGTTGATTGCTGAGGTGACTGATAAGCCATGAAGTCAACAATCAAAGGCATAGACCTAAGCACTAGCTTTGACGCAACAGTCATTAGATACTTTGACGAGAACGCAAAGCTCCTGCTCTCGAAGCACAATGACTACGGACCTACCAACATCAGCAACGCACCTGGTGGAGCTATCAACGGCCTACGAGTCAGGATGCATGACAAGTTGGCAAGGATCAATCACCTAACTGACTCAGGCAACGCACCTGAACATGAGGCATTGAGAGATTCTTTCATTGACCTTGCAAACTACGCAATTATCGGTTTGCTGGTCCTAGACGGAGAGTGGCCTGACAAATGACCGACATCTTTGACCGGATACTTGAAAAGCACAAAGAGGGACTTGCCGAGGTATCACAGCTCGGTTGGACTACCGGCATCAAGTATGAAAGGCAGCGGATTATCAAGTTGCTAAAGAACGAGCAAGAGAAGCATGAAAAGGTAATTGCCTTCAATGCTGATCGTAAGGACAGCGATAATCGACACACAATCTGCCGCACTTATCAGCAAGCAATCCAGCTAATCGAGGACATCAAATGATTGGATGGCGACCTAACCGAGAAGAATCGCGAGCGCGGAAACTGACTATGGCTTTTGGCAGAGGCTTTGCCAAGGGTTATCAACAAGGAGCAAAAGACATGACTGAATATCTAACTGAGCAAGTTATCTACTCAATCAACCAGGATGCAGTCCTAAGAACCACAGTAGATGTTGACACCATCGAGCGTGTCGTTGAGATTATCGAGGCGGTGAGGGACATTGGCAAAACACAGAGCTGAGAGGCAACCGATCAACTGGCGCATCATGCGAGTTCATTGGGCATACAAGACACTAAGAATCAGGCGAGCCTTCTACACCTTGCTGTATAAGGTGTCACGATGACTCACTTTACTAACGCAGATGAGCGTGAAATCTTTGATGCTATCTTGCTGCTCAAGGATGACGAGCGCGAGTGGTCGAGTGAGCTAGAAGCAATTAGGCGCAACCTTGCCAGATTGTTAGAAAGAATAATGCAAGTCGAATGGCACTACCTTGAGCCAGAAATCGGTGATTTGGCTCTAAACTTACTGAGGGAAGCAACTGAAAGGGGCAACGATGCTAGAAGGACTAACACCACAGGTCAGGAAATCATCCTGCAAAGTAAGAACAATCTTGGAAACTCTGGACACGAAGGATCAAGCCATACTTGTAGCTGCCATAGCTAACGAATCTTGGAAAGCACCAACTCTAGCTAGAGAATTAACTGCTAGGGGTATTGCAATCAGCGAAAAGCCAATCTTGGCTCATAGACGGAAGGTTTGTAGCTGTGCTAGATAACTTGGAACCAGCACCAAAAGTAGAAACCCCAAAAGAGTACCGACCTGCCTTTGAGTTTGATGGCAACGAGGGTTGGGCGCAACTACCAGCAACATCAGGTGTACCTAGCTTCGATGACTTCCTTACTCAGCAGGGCTTTGACCCTGACGAGTTCGAGGTAACCGGTACACCACGCACATCACGCTGGCAACGCTATGACGGCGAGTGGCTATCGAGTTATCGCTTTACCTTCAGGCGCAAGCTCGCAAATATTGACCTGCCATTGCTTTACTCACAAGCCAAGAAAGGTTACAAGCCCAAGAAAGAACTCAGAACAGATTCTGAAAAGGCGTTGGTCATTCTTTGGTCTGACTTACAGGTTGGCAAGGTTGACCACCGAGGCGGTATCGAAGCCATGCTTGCCAGAGTTGAGGAAACAAAAGAAAAGCTTGTTGCCCTACTCAAAAAGGAAAAGCCAGCCAAGGTTATCTTTGTTGACCTAGGCGACACAGTAGAGGGCTTTGAGAACGCAGGTGGCAATCAGCTCCAGAGCAACGACCTCAGCCCGATGCAACAGGTTGACATCGCAACCACTATGGCTTGGGATCACTTGAAGCTACTGGCAGGATACAGCGATGACATAACCTACGCATCAGTTGGCTCCAACCATTGCCAATGGCGTGTTAGGGGTAAGCAGCAAGGCACACCAACCGATGACTGGGGTATCCACATCGGGCGCACACTTGCAAGGCTGGCAAAAGAAACTGAGATGCCTATCAAGTTCTATGAACCTCAAAAGCA